TCCTACTGATCCAGCGGTAGTTATATCAAAGAAGTCCGTCCCTTCTGCGCAAAACAGCGCCTCTGTGCCGTCAGGTTTGACATAAGGCATGAACGACTCTACTTGCCCTGCAAAACCAGTTACATGAGCAGTTTGGCCTTTTCTAACCATAATATCACTGGTCGTTGGCCACCAATTCTTCATAATAACAGCAAATTCAGCGCCCATATCAGCTATTGAATCGAGCGCATTTAACCCGCCAACTGGCGCTGGCACAGATGATGGGCTAGATACAGCCCTTCTTGAATTAGGCGATTGTTTTAATATTGCTGGACGTCTCAATTTGGACTCCAAGAACCTTGAGGAACAAAAATACCGGGTATGCGATCATGCTGATTAGAGTTAAGTTGCAAAGTAGCTTTACCGCCGTCACGCGCCATTGCGTTAGCAACGCGAGTTTCATAAGCATTAAAATCTTCTGCATAATCTAGCCCTTTTCGCTGTAACCATCGCCAAATAATACCAAGCGTCATTAAATCTTCATCTAATATTCCAACATCAGTATCTACAGACCATTTTGATTTTCCAGCGCCAGCAGCACTAGCACAAAAACTTTTTGAATTATATTCAAAAGCTATTGTGTCACTAGCGTTTGCCCCTGCCGGATCAAAAAACAACTTACCTTCTTGGATTCTAAACTGACGATAAGGTCCAGTTAATGGAAAGGCTTGCAACGCTTGCCAGTCTTGAGAGCCTAACGGTCCGGGAACAGGAAGTTGTGTCGTTCTGTTCCACATACTGTCGTTCACAATGGACTCAAAATCCGAAGCGCTTATAATGCCGCCTTGGATTACCCCCTGTAACTGTGCGGCCTTTTGTGTAAAAGTTACTTGTTTGATTAAACTAGACCAATTGTAACGACTAGCTAAATTTCTTCCCTCCCTGTTTGCAAGTTGTAATAATTGAACTATTTTTTTGTCATTATTTCCAACAACAGAAGTTGGCTCTGCTAATCCTAAATCTTGCGTTGCGTCTTGTATAATCGTAAGTAATGTCATAAGTTTTTAATCTTCAGATTTTGTGGCGGATGCTGCCGCCAGTTGCGCCTCAAGTTGAGCAATCTTTGTTTCCATCTTTTGTTTTTCGTCTATTACGGTATCTAATTTTATTTCTAGTGAGTTCATTTTTTCACTTGCTGCGCCGCCTTTTTTGGCAGACAACAGATATGCTGTTGCTTTTTTCTTTAAGGTTCTAGCGCCCATTCCTATTAAACCTAAACCTTCGTCGTTGGCTCGCGCTAAATCTTCTACAGTTCTAAAATTAGCATCTAAAATAGCTTTTACTTCAGCAGGACCAACTTGCGGCCATGCTTCTATAGGTGTTCCAGAAACAGGTGCTTTACGTTTCATTTTCCAATTATTATATGATGATTCACAAAATTCTAAATATTTTTCTGAAATCATTTGATGATGTCGGCGTTCTCTTAAATGCGCCAGCCATTCATCACATTCTTTAATTACTTGTGTTTTATTATCGCCCATTGGAGTAATAATAACTTTTTCTACATCCTCATAAACTTTTCGGCCTGTAGCAATACTTTCTGCCCGTTTTTCTTTTAATCCAACTTCAAAGTCTAAATAAGGTGGCGCGTCTTCCATCAGTGTAATTGGCATATTTGACATGTTGATGTCTCCATTCTAAGGGTTTGGGCTGCTTTACAGCAGTCGTTATATAAAAGTGGGGCAGAGTTTCCCCCGCCCCTTTTACTACTTACTGTGGAAAATCGCACAGAATTTGTTTTGCCGAAATATCACCAGCCGTTGCGCAAACAACGTCAGTAACATCAGCAGATACATCCAACGTACCATCAGCAGAACCCGTAGGAGTCAACGGATCACCGTCCGCCCCTGCGGTTAATGCAATAGTTAAAGTTGCAATGCCTTTTATCTGTATCCAACCAAAGGTGTTGTCCGCCATTGCTGTTTGCAATACGCCCGCACCTACCGCGTCAGAATCAGATAAATCACTAGTGACGTCACTGTTAGCATAGCCAGTTGCAGCGAGATAATAACAAACCTCACCAGCAACACCGCCTGTTGCAGCACTAGCAGCAGCATAAGTAATATACTTGTAGGTTTTAGACCCAGTTGTATATATTTCGCCAAGCGCATGTTGTGCTGTAGCGTCATTTTGAGAGACTAATGCTCCCGTTAAAATAGCCATATTAAGTCCCCCTTATGCTTTGATGATGCCTTGGAGTGAGCGATTAGAACAAACTAAATTACCCATCCAAATTATCGGAATAACTACTGCGTCTTGGTTTATAGCTCTCATTTCAGGTACTTCACTCATTTGAGCATCTCTGTGAGCAACCAATTCTAGGTAGTCAGTGTTAAGAAAATAGCCAGTTGCAGCGGGGATACCGCTACCGCCATCAAATATAACATCGGCAGTTTTGTACTTTAAGCTAACAAAACCTGCCTGTGCTTTATCTTCAGAGGCATATCGTTTAAGACTTGTTTGTGAACCTTCAAAGAAGGTGAAGTAGTCGTTAGACATCACAATTAAGTCTGTTTTATCGCTACCGCGAGACAATTCTAGCCACAATTGCAGCATGAATGGGTTCTCAAAAGTAGACGTTGAAACGGTTATTGCACTACCGCTTAATGGTGAACCAGCACTTTGAACTGTGCTTTTCCAAAAAGTATAGGTAGCTGAATTAATCCCGCCAACAGTGCCAGCACCATCGTTTGAAACGATTGCTTGCAAGCCATTAATCTGATTGCTTGATGTGCCGTCAGAATACATGTCGCTAGAAAGATTATTTTTAAAGGTACGCATTGCATTAGTAAGTCGAGACTTAGCTAGATTGATAATGCGTGAATCACCAGAGTTTATACGCAGTTCACGTCCAGATGCAGTCACATGTACTGCTGATTGCTTCCAGTTGTATTCTGCTGCTGATAAAACGTCGGAGGCTGAAACGTCAAGAGAGTCATATCCAGAATAGCGTTGATATGTGCTATTTTCTGCATAGTCTAATTCTGCAACGATTGTTAGCCCACCATCTTCAACACGTTTGCGACCTTTTTCAGACATTCTGGCCATAAGCGCGTTGTTGTTAGTGACATTATCAGCAAACTCCTTTTTATGTTTACGAAAAGTGGTTGTTACCAGTTCCGTAAAGGTACTATTAGGACTTGCCATTTTTTATTTCTCCTTCGTCTCACGACGATAGATTAGTTAGTTTATTCAGAATCTCTATTTTTTATATCATTAAGAGCGTCTTTGAGAGTGTCGTTAAGATTGCCTGTAGGCTTAACTGGTTTTCCTTCGTAAGAGCCTTTAGCTTGTAAATTTATTTTATTAGCTTTTTTTGCTTTTACTGTTTTTTGCCTAACCGTTTCCTGACGTATCGTTTCTTTACTTGCTGACTGTTCTGCCAACAACATTTGACGTATTTCAGGTGTTTGCCACACTGCATTTTCATATGCGGTGTCTAAGGTTATATTCCTTCCGGCTCTCTCATTACTTTCTATAATGTCAGCCATTTGTTCCCGTACAATGTCAAAATGCGGGTACGCTAGCTCTCCATTATTTTCTGTCGCATTGCGAAATGCGTTTATATCTGTTTGAGCTTGAGACGATTCAAACTGTTGTGCTTGTTGATCTCGTTGACTCAAATTTTGTTTTAATAACTGTATTTCCTGCTGAAGCGGTTGCAAATGATTTTGCAATTGAGCTTGGTCAGGATCAATACCGTTTTGAAACACTTCCATATCTGCGCCGTACTGTTGAGCAACTTGCAGCAATAGTTGTGATTTTTGTACTGGGTCGCTAGTTTTTAACCTGTAAAAAGTATCTAAAACTGACCCGATAGTTTGTTGCGGCGTTGAACCGGCAGCAGCTATCATCGGCATGTATGGTTGAATTGTTTTTTCTACAGCACTACCATAATCCGCTAGTTGTTTGTATTGAGTTATGCCCCGTCCAATATCTTCTTCTCTTTTTAAGATTTCTTCACGAATAGTCGGGTCTACTTTTTCCCATTTTAATTTTGCATCTGTGCGCCAAGTTGATGGTGGACGCTCAAGACGTGGGTCAATTGGTTCAATTTGTTCTTCTTGTATTTGTTCTTGTTGTGTTTCTGAAGCAACTTCTATTGTTTCTTCTGGTATTTCTGCGGTTATTTCTTCTTCGCTACTTTCTTCTTCACTACTTTCTTCTTCGTTACTGTCTTCGCTGGAGAATCTTCCTTTTTCATCTCGGCTTCGTACGCTTCCCTCTTTGCCGCTTTCTCCGCTCTCTCTTTCTGGCTCTGACTCATGCCCATCTTCATATTCCTCCGGTTGATCTTCTTTTATATTAGCTAATGTTTCAGCCATCGATTCTTCTAAATTTTCTGCTAAATTGTCGTCAGACATTTTAAATACTCCTGCTTGGCGCTTACCTTTTAGGTGTTGCGCGTTGGGATAGTGCTACGTCGTCACGACGTTGCGATTAATTAATATTTTGGACGTTTATTCTTTGCTGGTGCTTTTTGCTTTTTATTTTTCACAAGATACCCCCTTTATTTGAATCGTAATGCTCGAATCATAGCTTGTTTATTTTTTGAAAAATCTCCAAAATGAAATAGCTTAACACTATTTTTATCATGTTTTTCTCCAGAATGTAAAGTTCCATCATCCATTTTGTGCATAGGACCTTTATGGACAGAACCATCTTTTGTGTAATGATTTACGCCTTTCATAAATTATTTCCTATTTTTTATTAAATATTTCACAATTTCTTATCAATTAAAAGTATACTTAGACGCTAGTTAATTAAAACTTTAAATGGGAGTATTATTATGCCTTGGAAAACGATTCACGGCTCTTTGCGTTTGCATTACGGTGAGTACACCGAAGAAGATATAGCATGTATTACTAAGACTGCTTGTGGCGCGCCTCAAGTTGCTATGCGTCATCCAGCCCACCCTGCGCCTCTGTCTCAAGATAAAGACCAATTACGCCAGCAACAACAGCAGGAAGAACAGCCCCATCATCAAGCGCCTTCTGAAGGGCTTTAAGACCGCCTTCAGCAATGTATTTTCGCATATTTTGA